CAACATGTTTTGAAATTTGCTTAATCTTGTACCGCCTAAGTTAAAGCACATATTAACCAAGACTCTTTGAATAGCATCTGGTAATAAATAAAAAGATTCTTCTTCACCAAACACATGTATCGCCTCTGCTAAATGTTTATTGAAATCGTCTTCAAAATATATGTCAGATACTTCTTGAGTTATTGGAGTACCAACTTCCCAACCATGTTCGGGGTCTTGTGGCTGTATTAAATGCCCTACTCCTAAGGTTTTGTAACCCAAAGAATCGACATAGACTTCGAGTAGTTCGCCCTCGTGTCTTTTTATTTCTTGTTTGCATAGTTCTATATTCATTATATTAATTCTTCCATTTGTTTTTCTAGTTCTGTTTTACCTGAGTAAGATTCGCCAGTATAAGGATTAACTCTATCGGCTGGGTCTTCTTCTGTGTAAGGTACTTCTTCTTTACCCTCAACCAATCCACCAGTAACTTTTGGTAACCTTTCATTTAAAGTTGACATTATTGGTCCTGAAACATTTAAAACTTCATTGAATATTTTCATGTCCTCATCAGTTACATTTTCTAAATCTAGAATAGGTAATTCTTTCATGGTATTTTCTAAAACGTAAATATCATTTAGTAAAGTTGTAGTTTTTTTACCTTCTCTTCGTAGCTTTCTAGTAATAAAGTTTCTATAGTTTGAACTTAAATCAATAGGTTGAAAATTATTTTTTAAAGTTTTAATTGTGTTCTTTTCATCTTTGCTTAAATTTGTTAAATTAGTATTAATAGCTTCATTAATAATATTTTTATTTAAATCAAAATAATCTGCACTTTCTAAAACTTTTACAGCTTTAACATACTCTTTGTAATAACTGGTATTTACTCTTCTATATTCTTCGATAATATCTTCAAAAGTTACACTGTTATCATATTCTGCTTTTCTTAACAAACTTGTAAAATCATTTGATAGATTTCTATAAGAACTATTTAAATTTCTTAATTTAAAACCAACTGACCTTTCTAAAGATTCATTATCAATTTTATTAAACCTTAAACCTGTAGCATTTGTTAGTAATTCAAGTCTTGAATCAATAGGTTTACCATATCTATTAACAGGATTTTCTTCAGTTAGTTCTCTGTAGATAGCATTACCTAATTTATCAGGTTGATAAAGTTGTCTTACACTTTGAGGCACTACTACTTCTGCAACATGTTTAAAACGTTCTAGTAAATAATTCATAGCATCATCTTCTTTTAAGCCTCTTATTTTTTCAGGTCTAAAGGTAGCATCAATTATTCTTTCAGTTAAAAGAGCTTCATCAACAAAAGGTCGGAAAAAAGACCCCATACTTTCAGCTACTGCATCAGTTATTCTTTTCATTGGTACATCTGCAGGAGTGTTAGGGTCTGTTAGCTCTCTTAATATACCTCTAGCAAAGTTATTAACTGGTGCATCAGGGTCAGTAAATTGAGTATCTAAATAATACAATTCATTATCTGGAGTTCTAAAATATACTATTTCACTATTCTTAGCATAGTCAGGTATAACTAAATCTTTATATCTTTTATCATCTTCTGAAGTTACTCCAAACATCAATTTAGAAGCTTGATGTAACGCTGTTGTTCCCATTGTTCCATATAAAACTTTACCAGCAAATCTATCAATACCTCTTCGTATAAGTTCTTCATTTCCTGACATTATTTCTTTCTTTGCTCTTTTATAGGTCTCATAGGTATTTCTAAATCTTTCAGCATGGAATGAAAAGAAGTTACCTACTGGTAAGTTTCTTAATTGTCTAGCTGCTACTGGCACTAACTCATAAGTTGGTAAAGTATTTCTAACAATAGTGGCTGCTTCTTGTCTTAATTCTTGAAGACCTCTTTGCTGGTTTCTAGGTTTAAGTTTTTCAGCTCTTTGTAGAACTTGAAGTTCTTTGTTAAAAGTAGCAATCCTAAATAAGTCATCTTCCGCAATATAAATATCGGTAACTAAATTAAATTTTTTCTTAGCCTCATCAGCTATAAGCTCTCCCTTTTGCTTACCCGACTGATACACAGTCTTTAAAATGCCATCTTTTTCTAAAAGTCTAGAATTTGCTATAGGGTCGGAGTTTGTAAATTTTAATTTAGAATTAACATTTATTAATCTTTTAAAATCTCCAACCTGTACACTTTGGTTGACAACACCTAATTCTAAAAAGTCTTCATATATTTTTTGTAACTCTCTATCACCACCTTTTTTTATTCTATCATTTAACACTTTAAAAGCATCACCAGTTTCTTTGGCAAAAGGATTCAAACCATTACTCAACATGATGGTAGCTTGACCATAAGTATTTCTTAAATGAGTATATAAATTACCTACAGTAGCAGCTGCTTGACCCAAACCTTTACTAAGTAAAAAACTTTTTAATACACCTACTCCCAAACCAGTTTTAGATTGTCTATCCATACTAATAAACATTTCAGCTAATTCAGGTGTTGTTTTTTTACCATTTAAACTACCAAACTTTGTTCCTTCAATGGTTGCTCTTTGTAAATATTCTTTAGCAGGAGGTAATTTTGCACCTTGTCTTTCAGTAAAAAAATAAACTCCTTTACCGGCTTGGTACAAATCTTCATACAGTTTAGCATCATGGATATCTTTAGACATTTGTTCAACTGTTCTAAAAATTCTAGTGCTTATATTTTTTTCTTCGCCTAATAAAGCTTTAATCTCAGGAGCAAATTGTTTTTTATTTTGATAAACTATATTTGCATTTCTTTTCCCTTTCAAAGCATCATCTAAAAACTGTTGATATGTTTTACCATCGCTAGTGTTTAATAAGTTTTTAACTTGTACTACAGCTCTGTCCCTTACTTCTTTATCAGTTAAACTTTTAAAACCTTGAGTACCTTTGGTTTGTTTAAAAATATATTCGACAGCATCATCAAATACTTGTTGAGTTGGGGTATAATCTTTATCTTGAAATTTTCTATATGAAGTTCTTAAATAAGAACCCATGTTTTTTTGTATCTCGTCTTTTAATTCTTGAGATATCCCTTTAGTTTGGAGCATTTGACTGCTTAAATCATCAATCGTTGTTCTAATTTCTGTAAGTTGAAGTTTAATATTATCTGGTAGATTTTGATAATATTTTGTTTTTTTAATATTTTTTTGACCAGATAAAATATTAGTTACAAATTCATCAATGTTCTGGTCTTTAAATATTTTATTCTTTGCTAGTTTGTCTAATTGGCTTTGTAAATTAGTCGCTAAGTTTTCTGCTCTAGCTGCCCAAGCTATCTTAGCCTTTTCTGAGGATTTAATAATGTTAAACATGTCCTCAGTATAATATCCTTCTGAAGTAAGTTTTTTTCCTATTTGTTGTATCCCTCTTATAATAGGATTATTAGATAACATTAAACTTTTTTGTATAGCTTCATCTTTTTCAGCCTTAATTAAACTAGGGTCTGTTTTTCTAGCATTGGGAGATTGTGCTGCTTTATTAACTGTCTTTTTAAATTCTTGTTTGGCAGCTGGTCCTTTTTTATTTACTTCTTTAAGTGCTTTTACTACACCTTCTCGTGTTGCTTTATATCCTGCCTGACCTAAAGCAAAAGATGTTCCTAGCCCACCAACCAATAAAAGATTTTCAGCCAACATACCTAATCTATTTTCAGCTTCTGATAATTCTGCAGGGTCTTCTAAATCAATATAATCAAATATCTCTTTAGCTAAATCGCTTCTATCACCTAAGTATTCTCCTAAGTAATAAGCAAATCTACCCTCTTGAGGGTCTAGTGATGTTTGTGCGGCATACTCTGCCTTGGTTAAAGTAGAAGCAGCTCCTACCATTTTCAATCGTGCTGCATCGGATATTCTATCTTTTTTAGGTCTACCACGTCCTTTTTTAACTGCTTGTTTTTTTAAGAAAACTTCTGCAGTATCTAAGAAAAGTTTTTTACCTCCCCAATAATTTGCAACAAAAGTACCTACACCTGAAGTTAACTGCCCAGCACCTGTCTCTGGCTCTTTTATTTTGTAGTATAAAACACCATCTTCATCTCTATCAATTTCCATATTATTATAATCGGTAGCATAAGAGGCTAAGCTAGATGTAATATCTCTCTTTGCTTCTTTAGCTCCTTTAGGAAGTTTATCAACAAAGGGCAATGCTTCTACAGCAAATTCACCAAGTTCTAAAGTTCCGCCTACGAAAGCTTGAGCAGTTTTACCAACTACTCTTTCGACTTCTTCAGGAATTAAAGCGATACCGGCTCTAGGAGCAGTTTCTTTTTTAGCTAAGAGTTGAGCATATCTTGCTCTATCTTCAGGACTTAGGTCTTCTAGATAAAGACCTTCAGCTCCATAAGGCAATGGAGTTTTTTTAGGTATTCGGATATCAGAATCTTTTAAACTATATCCTTTATAAATATCTGGTAAGTTTTCTTCACCATAAATTTTTACAAAGTCTCGTATGTTTTTTTGATGTTCAACATAACTAGATTCGTTAATACTTTTATCTAATCTTTTTAAAGCTTCATCAACAGGAACTGGCATAGAATTATTCCTTATCGTAGATAGTATCGTCTTTATACTCGGCAAACGGGTCTTGCTTAAAGTTATAATCAGCAGAATTAGTTAACATAGATGTTCCTGCGACTATACCACCAAACATTTCTCTTTGATATTCATTTGCAAAATATGAAAAAATTGGATTATCATAATCTGAACTTGTTAAAATGGATGAAAAATTATATCCTTCTCCTACTGCATAATCATTAATATTAAAACCACGTTTGCTTAAATAATCTATATCCATAAGACTAGGATTTTCCATTTTTCTTAGTACTCCATTATATGCTGGAGACTCAGCATCTCCTGCTTTTAAAGCTCCAACATCTTGTAAAACATCCGCAGCTTGATTTTGTCTAACTATATCAGCTATTGCTTTAATAGTTTCCATTGAAGGGTCTTCAAATTCTTTACCTACTTTATTAACTACAAAGTCATTTATCATCTCGCCTCTTTTTTCTGGTTTAATATCTGGGTCTAAAGACATAATTAAATCAGTATATTCTTCAGAGAGATACATCATTTTTTCTGATGATGATTCGTCAAAACCATAAATTTTAATTTTTTCTCTGTTATAAAGTCTTGTCCAGCTGTCGGAAGTTAAACCTTCTCTTGGGTTTTCTTTAGTACCATGTACCGCAACAAACCTTCTGTTAAAGTCTTCGTCAGCAGCAGCTAGTTGTATAGCATCTCTATCTAAAGCATAAGTGTCTAACGTTGTATTTAAATTTTGTAACGTTAATTTATTTTCAGGGTGTTTGCTTTTAACATCTCTTAAGAAATTATCTCTTAAATCAGCATCCAATCCTAAAGCACTATAAGTTTGTATAGCACTTTCGGTATCAACTTCAAAATTTCTTTCTTCTTTAGCAAGAGCATTTATAGTATCATATACACCTTTGTAACCTTGTCTAGGATTAGAGAAAAGAACTTCCCTTCTTCCAGCTCTTGTTTGATATTCAGCTTGGGCATTCTTTGTAGCTTCTGCTAATTTACTTGCGTCTGTGCCAAATCCCGGAATAATTCCCAACATCTGATGAATAGCACTAACGTTCTCTGGTCTCATATATTCTTTTTTCTGAGCTTTATAATAATCATCATAAGGCTTGAAGTATGCTTCTTTAGTTCTGATAAAATCAATATCCTTACCTTCTTCATCTTTTAATACTGCAACTCCTTTCATCTTATCTTGATGTTCTTTATATAACACATTATCAATGTATTCTTTCTTAGCTCGTTCTTTAGCCTTTTCAAACTCTAAGCCATACTCATCACCTTCAGTGTAATACTTACCACTTCCTGAAGAAATATTTTCTTTAAACCAATCTTCAGCGACAGAATCATAATAACCATACTGCTTGTTATTGGCTACATTTATGGCATCATTTGTTTTTATAAGTTCTAAAGATTTGTCAAATTGTTTTGCTAATTTAGCATGTTCTAAAACTTTTTGGTCTTCTAACTCTTGTAAGTTTTTTTCAATCTTAGCTCTTTTGTTAGACTCCCACAAATCTAAACCAAACAATAAACCCATTACAGCTCTTCTATTTCTTTGTTGTTTTTTAACTCCGCCAAAGGCTCCTCTAGCTACATCGTACCAACTTTTATTAGGACTTAATAAACTTTTAAAATTATCGTCTGCCATTATTCTTCTCCTTTTACTAATAAACTTTCTCTAGGCTGAGATTCCTTTTCAACTCTTGCTAAAAGACTTGGTTGGATTTCAACTTCTTCTACCATTTCTCTTACTTCCGGTGGTACAACTTGTTCACTTACATTACCAACACTTTGTTTTCTTATATCTTCTAAAGATGTAACAGCTTGAGAAACTTTTTCAATTTGTTTGTCTCCTGACATTACGGGAGATTGTTCATCGTCTCCTGCTTCAATCTGATAAGGTATTTCTGCTTTTTCAGCTAAAGCCATAACCATATACATAGTTGGCTCCATTAATAACATCATTAAATCTGCATTCCATTTGCCTTCGATAAATCCACCATATAAAGTTATAGAAGCAATATCTATAACTCCTACACCCCTGTTAAGAGATATTAAAATATTTGCTGTAGTTTCTGGTTCAGTTAAAACATCAAAAACTTCATACATAGCCTGACGAGGTTCTGTAAACTCAGGTGGTCTTTCCCATGCGTAAGGCTGGTCTGGGGAATTAGTTAAACTTTGACCGGGAATTGGTCTACCTTTTTCTACTGCTCTTCCTAAAAAATCTACTGCTTTCTGTGATATTGCCATAATTAAATCCTTATACTTGTGGTAGTGGTAACATTTGTGGAGTTATGCCTTCATATAGTTGTTGTAAATACTGTGGAGTACTATTACCAAAACTAAAACTATTTGTTATATCAGCAAATGAAGGAACTCTTGTTGTATTGTTTGCTGCCATCCATTGTGAAGACATATCTTGAACATAAGCTGCTTGAGCTTGTACTACTGGTCTTCTTTGAGCAACCATAGGCGGACCCATAACTTCTTCTTCTGGGTATAAATAATCTTCAGCAGCTGCCATTAATTCCCTTCTACCATACTCTCCAGCTAAAGCACTAGGGTCATCAGGTATTAAATCTTCTTTAACAAATTGTACAGTTTCGACACCTACTTTTTTAGCTGCTTCACCAAACTGACCTGCTTCTAATAAATCTTTATAGGCTACATCTGTTAATTCACCTTGATAAGGTTTTTTAGCCAAGCTAGAAAATGTATCAGGTCTGTCCACTGTAATACTTAAATCTGGTTGTATAGTCTCAGAAATTAAAGGTTTTTTACCAGTATAAACATCAGTAACTTGTGTCACTGCATCTGTAACATTGTTAGTATAAATATTAGGAAACTCACCTGAAATATTTTTTACTGCTATATCTTCAGAAAAAATTTGCATAGCTTCTGTATTGCTTCCAGCATTTTGAATATTTGATAAAACCTTGTCTAAATTTTTACTTTCTGCTATTGTGCCTTCTAAAGCCTTAACTGATTCACCAAGAGTTTTTCTAGCAGCTTCAGTAGTAACTTCACCTGCAACTTGAGCTGTAGCTTCACCTGCAGCTTGAGCAGCAACTTCTCCAGCAACTTCTCCACCTACCGGAGGTGCAGTACTGAATAAAGCCTTAGCACCTTGGAACAGTTTTCCAGCTGCCCATCCCATAGCCATAGATAAACCTATGCCTCCTACTATTCTACCGAGTTTTGTAGAGAATAATTTCTTTACACCTTTTTTAATTTTCTTACCTAATTTTCTTAAGAATCCCATTTTATAATCCTCTTTTATATGAAACATTTACTGAATTTAATAGACTTACTAAGTAATCATCGTATTTTTCACCTGACTTACCTTCATTAGCTAAAGCTGTAGCAATGATTTGAGCTTTCCTATCTTCAGAACCTTCAAAAGCTCTAAAATCAAAATCAGCTTGGTCTCTTAGTTCTTGCCATAAGAATGACATAGCCTGTGAAGACATATTAAATGCATTCATTGCGTTCTGCATATTAATTTGATTTTGTGCAGCTGTATTTGCTAGATTGCTTTGTCTTCGCCACTGCACATTAGAAGCTTCAACTGCTGCTGCATTATTAGCATTCCATTGGTCTCTAGCAAAGTCTTGTTGTGAATTAAATTGGTCAACCTGTGTGCTTAACTGAGCATTAAACTTATCAACGTCTGCTTGTCGTTGAGCATCTCTAGCATTGGCTGCATTGTTTTGCGTTGCATTAAACTGAGACATAGCATTGTTTTGTGATGCATTATACTGACTCATTTGTGCTTCTAAACCTGCCATAAATTGATTGGTTTGTTGTTCATTGGCAGCACCAAATTGTCGAGCTGCATTAGTAGCTGCTTCGGCACTTAGTATTCTTTGCTGCTCTTGTTGACTTTTCATCATGTTAGCTTGTTGTTGGTTGCTAAGATTGCTCATATCCATTTGTAAAAAAGCTTGAGCATGTTGCATTGCAACTTTTGTTCTTTGGTCAACAGCTGCCATATCAAGTGAGGCTAAGGCTGTAGCATCTTGCATAAAAGCTTGTTGTTCAGCATTCATATTTTGGATTGCTACAGTTTGCATAAACTTACTATTAGCTAATACTCTCTGCTGGTCAGCATTAAAGTTTGCCATATCCATATTAGCAACAGTAGAAGCATTTTGCATAGCTCTTTGTTGGTCAACATTAAGTTGTGCTACTCCCATTTGCTGTGCTAATTCAGCATTACGGATGTTTAATTGCATCCTTTTATTTAAGTTAGCCAATTCAGTTTGTTGAGCTGCACTTAAACTTTCTGAATCAGCTTGATTTTGTGCTGAAAGATTTGCTAGTCTTATCTGTTGTTCATTAGAAAGATTAGCTCTTTCCATATCTTGTTTAAATCCAGCATTCTTAGCTAAGAAATCTGCTGCAATTTGCATTTCAGCTAATCGTTCTTGGTTTTGAGCAGACTGATTGGCTCCTTCAACTTGTGCTTCTATTTGCAACTCTGCTAAATTAATTTGTTGCTCATTGCCTAAGTTCTGAGCATTTACTGCTTGTTGATTTTGAGTATTCATTACAGCAGCTTGTTGTTGATTCTGCAAGTTTTGCATTCTCACTTGTTGCTGTTGCTGAGCTGTAGCCATAACAGCATCTTGTCTAAATTGACTTTGCATTACTCCTACTTGCTGAGCAAACTGAGCTGTCTGTGAAGCTGCTGTTTGTCTATTAGCTAAGTTTTGCATCTTAAGCTGTTGAGCCTGTGAAGCCTCCTGTAGGTTGGCTTGTTGTTGATTGGTTAAGTTCTGTGTAGCTCTTTGCTGTAAAGCTTGAGCATTAGACTGTGCAATAGGTAAAGCACTTTGTATAATAGCATTAAACAAACTATCTCTACCAACTGTTGAGGCTGTCATGCCTCTTTGAGCCAATATAGCATTAACAGAATCAACTGCAGGTTTAGCCCATATAGGAACTTCACCATCTTCCATACCACCTAATAAGCTTTCAATTTGGGAGGAAACTAAAGCTTCTTGTGGTAAGGCAGCAACAGCTGCTTGAACTTCTATTGGTTCATTGTCTATTTGTGCTTCAACAGTTGCTGGGTCTTCAACAATAGCTGCTGATATTTCTGGTGGTAAGTCGGCAGTCTCAGCAATCATTTCTGCTGCAGCACCTTTAGCAGCTGTACCTTTAACAGCTCTTTGTTTAGCTGCTTCGTAACCTACTTGACCTAAAATTTGAGCTTCTTCACCAGTAGCTGCTCTACCAGTAATAGCTTCACGTTCTTGTTTTTCAGCATCTGGAGTTGCAGATACTTGAACATCAATACCTGTTACTTCTGGGACAAAACCCTTAGCAGATATAACACCATTTACATCTTCAGCTTTTGCAGCATTGGCAATATTTGTTGTTATTCTTGCAGCTTCTGCTGGTCCTGATAATTGTCTTATTTCATTAACTTTAGCAGTTGATTCAGGTGATAATTGTCCAAGAGCAGCTTGAACATCTGCTGTTTGTTCACTGACAAAAGCATCGTATCCTGCAGCATCAAAATCTGTAGGTAAGACACCTTCTGCAACTTGTGTTACAGTATCTACTTTTTCTTCTGGTGCAACCTTAGGTGCAGTAGTTGCTACAACTCTTTCGTCTGCTTTAGGTTCTCGCATAGGAGTTACTGCTTGTTCTCTAATTCGAACCCTTTCGCCTGTATCAGGGTCTATTTCAAAACCTGCTTCAACAGCTCCGGGTATAACTGCGGCTCCTTGAGGTCCTTGTCCAGCTGCAATAGCTTCTGCTTGTTCAGCTGACCTTTGTATTCTTTCTCTTCTTAATTGTTCATCACTAGGAGGTGTCGGAGTTTGGTCTCCTCCGGGTCCATCACCGGGTCCATCACCGGGTCCATTACCGCCTCTATTACCGGGTCCATCACCTCTACCACTTCCATCATTAGGTCCGTCACCACGACCATTTTCATCACCTATATTTCTATTATCATCATCGTAGTCTCTTTGGTCTCCTCTATCATAGTCTCTATCTCTAGCATCCACATCAGGTCTTCCACTCTTGCTTCCGGGAGGTACATCACCATAACTGGCACCACCTAACTGATAACCTTTCCTTATGTTATCAGCTACATCTTTTAATTTTTTACTAATTTTTCTTTTTCTTGCCATTTTTCCTTCTCTTTAAATTTTTCAATACCTTACCTTCGGGTACTCCTAGTGCTATGAAGACTGCTATGCCTTTACCTTTGTGCATTTTTATTGTACATCATCTCAAAG